CTCCAGTTCCACCGTTACCAACCACCAAAGTACCAGCTAAAGTGATAGCCCCAGTGGAAGCAGTTGAAGGTGTTAATCCTGTTGTTCCAGCGCTGAATGTTGTCACACCGCCAGCAGTACCATTTGATGCCGTGGTAATCTGACCTTGGGCATTTACAGTAATGTTTGCATTTGTGTATGACCCAGCAGTGACAGCAGTGTTTGTGATGCTGAATTGACTACCAGTTAGAGTTAATCCAGTGCCCGCTGTATAAGCCCCAGGGCCCGCAATTTGAACAAAGTTAATCGCCGTTGTACCAATCGTGATTGGCAATGCAGTTGTTTGAACCCACTGCGTGTTGGTGTTAACGGTTCCGCTAAGAATAAAGGTGGTATCACCTGGTGCGATTTCATTCGTACCAGTACCAGTTTGGTCATAATCTGTTGCTCTGGTCAATACCCAATTTGTAGAACCAGAACCTTGATTTGTAACTGTATAAATACCGTTATACGCACCATTTGATTCATTTTTAACCAATACTCTGGAGGCATTGCTTACATCAGTTGATGTGAATGTATGTCCATCAATAACCAATGCGACTTGTGTTCCTGCATTAGTAATTGTTGCTCCAACACCAGATGTTCCATTGTTATATGTTACTGAGCCTAAATCTGCGGTTGTTCCATAGTTACAAGCGGCATGGTAGTTGACGTTTGAAATTGCGGCATCAACGTATTGTTTGGTCGTCAATTGCAAAGCTTGTGTGGGGTCTTGGGTTACCGCAACCGATGTCAATCCACCCAAAGTGAGGCTTGTTGCGCCTAATGCTATGCTTGTTGTACCAATGGTAACAGTGCTGTTGGTCAGAGAACTGTTGCCAATATTGCTCAGTGTATTGGATGAACCACTGATGGTTTTATTGGTCAGCGTTTGGGTGCCAGTTAATGACACGCCATCTGTAATTCCATAACCAGACAATGTTGTGGGCGTAGAAGTGATTGAACTCCATGCAGGAGTCACAGTCACATTGCTTGCCGCTGTCAATTGTCCTTGAGCGTTAACAGTAAATGTACCGACTTGAGTGGCTGAACCATAACTACCAGCAGTCACTGCGGTATTTGCAATCGAAATGGTGCCTGTAGAGGTAATAGGACCACCTGTAAGGCCAGTTCCAGTGGCAATTGAGGTAACACCAGTGCCAGTTGTCACCGCGCCCCATGCGCCGTTTGCATATCCTTCAAATAGACCAATATCGCTGTTGTACCTGAACATACCATTGACAGGTGATGCAGGTCGAGCAGAGGTACCGCCGATGGGAAAGGTCAAACTAGCGGACCCTGGTACCACTGGATTGTTGGCCAACCCAATCGTCGGAGCCCCACCCGATCCGTTTCCGTTTGAAACAGAAATTTGATTGGATGCCCCAACCAATGTCACTTGGCTGACTGCCGTTCCATTGATCGTGACAAATCCAGTGCCTGAAGTACTAGCAAAATTGGCCAAAGTACCAGATATAGAAAGCGTTGGGTTGCCAGATATACCGTCACCATTACTGATTGACAGACCGTTGCCAGTGACTGTTATGGAGCGATTGACAATTGTATTTGCCGTTGATTTGACCAACATCCCATAACCAACAGACTCCAAGCTGGCAGATGAGCCATTCAAAGAGATTTGGATACTAGATTGTGCGCCGTTATCAGTGATGCCCAAGCCTGTGCCTGTAGCCAAATATCGGCTAGAGGCCAAGGGGGAAGTAGTTCCAACAGTGATAAAAGTATATGAACTGAGTGCGGGAGTGGCTTGAATTGCACCAGTCGTTGTTTGGACCGTCACTCCATTTTGGACGACAGGAACCGCCTCTGTGCCAGTCAGAGCAGAGGCTTGGGGTAATTGGGTTATCTGTACATTTGCCATGTTGTTACTGCCCTGGTGATGGACTGAGTGTATCTAGGTTTCCGTTGTCTGATGGTGTTTGTGTGTTATTTTCAGGTGACAAATCCCACTGATTGTTGCCAGTGGTTTGAATTGCATCTGGCACCACAGGTATTGCCTCGTCTGGCCTTGGAAAACGAATGTTAATCCGCTCTGTCCTTCTGGCCGCTAAACGATATGGGTCCTTCTCATCTTTGCATCCTTGCTCACACACCCTTAGACCAGGGAAGTTAAAGTCCGCACTCAACTCCGCATGGGGGCGCTTCATCTTGCAACGGTCGCATACTGCGATTGCGATGTCTGAATAGCCGCGAGTGTCAAGAAATAACGGCATTAGACAACCTCCAAACGATTGTTTTTTCGGATATTGTCAATAGCAGGTATGACTTGTAAGTTCCAAGGAACGTGCATACCAGATACAGATTCACCCTTCATGGGAATTATATGATCCACATGATATTTGAGTCCAATTGAATTAAGAACTGAACAGTATTTATAAATACATTCCATTTCAAAATTATCTATTGGCAATAACCAAGCAGGCATACGTTCTATTTTGCTTGCTCGATATTTTTGAACATTTTTCAATCTTTTTTCAGGATTGTTTTTTTGCCAAGCAATAGTTGCCTCATTCTTTTGAAGTCGATACTTTTCTTTTCTTTCAGGATCGGCATTCAACCATTGTTTATGCTGTTGATTTTCTATATCACGGTGCAGTTCTTTATGTTTTCTTCTATGTTCTGCTCGTTTTTCAGGATTAGATTTTCTCCAATCATTAAGCCTAAGTAACGCACAACCTAAGCATTCACCATTTCTTGTTGCTCTTTCCGTTTCATGACCACGCAAACAAGGCTTGCCCGTGTAGTAACGGGTCAATCCTTTTTCTTTAGCTTGTGATCTTGAAATAACATTCATTTTTAATACTTTTATCTAGTATATACACTTATGTTAGGTGAAAAGTATTCAGGAGACCTGTCACGTTCTTCATTTTCCACATCAGCAAGGAATTTGTCAGCCATTTTTTCAAGATAAGCAATTCGATTTGCATCAATTGCAGGCAATTCCAAGCTCATACGGTGAGCCAGCATGAAAATCACAGCCTCATACCATCTTTGAGGTATTGCCAACTGTCCAGATAGGGATCCAACGTCCTCAATGTAGGCTGAGTACCATACTGTTGCCTGTACAAATGAAGTATTTGGGACTGGCCACAGTGTAATTGTGGGCTGATTGATTGTTCTTTGGAAATAATACTGGAATGGCTGGTTCGCAGTGAAGTTTTTGTTAGGTAAGTTGGTGTAATCATCTCTATTTAGTCGTGACATCTCAATTTCACGACTATTATTGCCTAAATACAGCTCTCTCAACGCCAAAGTTGTGCCATTTGTGGCCACCATGCGGTAGTAGCTGACGTTTGCCCCTGGGTCAATGTCCTGCCACACCCATTGTCCATCTTGAACAGCCACATTTGTGCCCGTATACAAGGTTTGCCAGTTGGTACCATCAAGAGACGCCTGCAATTGGTAGTTCCAAGTGGCCGTTCCAAAGCCAGCAATGTAGGGCATGAACCCAATTGAACCGATGTACTGAGGATTGTTGGTCCCGTAGATCACTTCAAAGTTGCCATTTGGTGAATTCTGCTGGCAATAGGTGTTGGTGTTGTTGTCATAAAGGTTAGAAACGACTCCACCTGCACTCGATGTGTAATTGCCTGAAGGCTGGGCCATTTGGCGATACAAGACGTTTAATGCGTCATTGGCACCCACAGGTAGCAAGTACTCATATTGATTCGCTACAAGGCCGATTACAGTCTTATATAGGGCAAAGTATTGAATGCCGCGGTTCATCATGTTGGACAAGAGAAAATACAAGTTTTCTCTGGCGGCAACTTGCTGTTCTGAAGTGGTTTCTTCAGCTAATTTACCGCAACGACGAACCGCATGATCGATGACGGTTTGAACGCTGACAATAGTCTGACTTGTCGTTCCTGAAAAACTCATGCCATTTCCTTTTTAGCTTTTAGAAATGCTTTTGTAGCAATCATTTTTGCAATACTTTCAGGTGATGATGCGGCTTTTGTACCAATTTTATTCAATT